CGTTATTAATATTTCCGATCCGTCGTTTACATATGCTAATCTACAGGTTAATTTATTAAAGTCTGGTAACTCATCAGTCTTTTCGACGATTAATGCTACGTCGTTCAGTGGTACTGCAAACAATGCCACGAATTTTGGTGGATCTTCTCTTGCTACAATTCAAGGACAGATTACTGGCAACGCTGCAACTGCATACACGAACGCCGTAAGCTACACTGATACGAAGATTGGTACTGCTAACTCTGCTATTACAGGCAATGCGGCAACCGCATATACAAATGCTACTACCTTTTCTGCTAATGCATCGAATATTAGTAGTGGTACAGTAGCATTTGCTAGATTGCCTTCTCTATATCTTGGCACTACTGCAATTCAATCGACATCTGCTGCTCAAGCTGTAAGCGGTATTACTACACTCGCAGCTGGTAATACTACGATTACAGGATTTGCCAATGTTACCGGTACAATTCAAGGTGGTTCATCACTTACGATTGCTGGTGCTGCTTCTGGTATTACTACACTGGCTGCCGGTAATACTACAATTACTGGTTTTGCTAACGTTACTGGTACAATTCAAGGCGGCTCAAGTTTAACTATTGCGGGCGCAGCCTCGGGTATTACTACTCTTGCAGCCGGTAATACTACGATTACTGGGTTTGCTAACGTATCTGGTAATATGAATGCCGCAACAATTACATATTCTGGTTCTCTAACTACTACAAACACTGCGTTGTTCACTGCTGCGACAGGATCTACAATCTTTGGTGTTGGCAGTGCTATCGTATCAGCTAACACTCAAGGCGGCAGAACATACGAAGGTTCTCATAACTTTAATTCGTATCCAAACTTATACACGTCTATCTTTATCAATCCAAGCACAGCAACTAACCTCCCGACTGGGATATCTGGTAACGCATATCGATTTGTAATGGGCGCCGGCGATGTAGCGAGCAGAGGTTTCGATCTAGTAGGAAGCGGAACTCAGCTATTTTATAGAGCTAGAGAATCTGGAGATACTGCTTGGTATCAAACGTTTACCACTTCAGGTGGAACGATTACTGGAGTCACCACTCTTTCTGCAAATATCGTCATGGCTAACAACGCTATTACTCGACCAATTCTGGCAGGTTACACTGAACATGAAGTAACCAGCGCATCGACGACAGGATCATACACTCTCGATTGCGGAGCAGCTAACTTCTGGGATCTGACACTCACAGGTAATATTACGATCGCTCCGACGAATGTTCCTCCATCCACAAGAATGTGGGCAGGAACGATCGTTGCCAAGCAAGATGCGACTGGAACACGTACGATCACATGGCCTGCAGGTTCGAAGTATCCTGGCGGCGTGGCTCCTCCTGCAACGACAACGGCAAATGCCATCGACATCTGGTCACTGATGACTTATGATGGCGGTACTTCTTGGATTGTTTCTCTGACGGTGAAGGGCGCCGCATAATGAGTATTGGTGGTGGTTCAAAGTTTACATTAGAAAAAACGTGGCGTGGTGCTGGAACTGGAACAACTAAGTTCAACAGTCCTGGTAACATCACGATTCCTTACGGTCGAAACAGCGTTCTTGTTTCTGGTCGTGGAGGTACTGGAACAGCTTTGATCCCTGGTCCCGGAACTGGATCATACAACATTATCCCTGGTAATGCCACCGGTACATACAACATTATTATTGGTAATGCTACTGGCCAATATAATATTATTGCAGGAAATGCGACTGGTAACTTTAACATTGTTCCAGGAAACATTGCCAACTACAATATTATCTTTCCTCAAACCGGCACGTTTAATATTGTAAATACAGGAACTGGTACATTCAACATCGTTCCAGGAACTGGAACTGGCACATATAACAAAATTGGTGGGCCGATAGCTAACTACAATATAATTCCTGGAAACATTGCCAATTATAATATTATCTTCCCGCAAACAGGCGGATTCAACATCGTTCCAGGAAATGCAACTGGCACATATAACATTATTCCAGGAAATGCCACTGGTACTTACAACATCGTTCCAGGAAATGCAACTGGCACATATAACAAAATTCCAGGTAACATCGCTAGCTACAACATCATTTTCCCTGGAACTGGTGCATACAATATCATTCCTGGCCCAGTAGCTAACTACAATATCATCTTCCCAGGAACTGGCACATATAACAAAGTTCCGGGCAATATTTCTGGTTATAACATCATTCCAGGTAACGTCAGCAGTTATAATATTAATCCTGGTCCTTTAGCCGGTTACAATAAAGTTCCAGGTAACGTATCAAGTTACAACATAAATCCGGGCCCTGTATCAGGTTACAACGTAAATCCAGGTAACGTATCAGGTTACAACGTAAATCCAGGTAACGTATCAGGTTATAACGTAGTTCCAGGTAACGTAGCAGGTTATAACGTAGTTCCAGGAAATGCGTCTGGACAATATAATATTATTCCTGGCAATTTTATTGCGTATAATGTAAAATACGATTTCGAGTCTTATAATCCTCCTTCAAACGGTTACCAAAACTTCAATGCTCCTTCGAACGGTCCAGCAAACTTCAATGCTCCTTCGAATGGACCGGCAAACTTCAATGCAGCAACAAATGGACCGGCAAACTTCAATGCAGCAACAAATGGTCCTGCAAACTACAATGCGCCAACTAATGGACCTGCAAACTACAATGCTCCAACGAATGGTCCTGCAAATTATAACGTTCCTACAGGCGGTCCTGCTAACTACAACTCGCCAACAAATGGTCCTGCAAACTACAATGCTCCAACCAATGGCCCGCAAAACTTTAACGTAGCTAATGGTCCAGCAAACTACAACTCTCCTACAGCGGGACCTCAGAACTTCAACGTAGCTAATGGTCCAGCAAACTACAATGCTCCAACTAACGGACCTCAGAACTTTAACCCTGCAACTAACGGACCTCAGAACTTTAATCCTGCAACCAATGGCCCGCAAAACTTTAACCCTGCAACCAATGGTCCACAAAACTTCAATGTAGCGAATGGTCCTGCAAACTACAATGCGCCAACTGGAGGTCCTGCTAACTACAATGCACCAACAAACGGTCCACAAAACTTTAATGCACCTACAACTGGCCCACAAAACTTTAACGTAGCAAACGGGCCTCAGAACTTCAACGTAGCGAATGGTCCTGCGAACTTTAACCCTGCGACGAACGGCCCTCAAAACTTTAATCCTGCAACCAATGGTCCACAAAACTTTAATCCAGCGAATAATGGCCCGCAGAACTTTAATCCAGCTACAAATGGTCCGCAAAACTTTAATACTCCGACGCCTGCAGTTCCAGGAAATCCATCGAATACTCTCGGTATTACTTTCCCAGGATCAAATGCTGGAGGCACACCTGCACCGGTGATAAATAGTCAGAGGGCAAGCTACTACTCTTATCCGGATGGTCAATCACATTCGATAACTGTAGCACCTGGAGGATATATAGATATTACCATTGAATAAGTGATTTGAAGAAGGATTTACTATGCCATATAATATCCCTAAGTATGGAAAGCAATTGAATTGTTTTGCCGTATGGACAGGAGGATTTACTCCTGAAGAAGTCGATAAAATCATCGACCTCGAAAAGCTTCAAGAGTTTGAAAAAGGAAAGGTTGGTACAAATAACAATGCACCAGCTCCAACCGAGACGCGTGACTCAGATATCTCATGGATACATCATGATCAACATAGCGATTGGTTATTTCAGCGAATGTCTGGAATTATATCCGTAGTTAACTATGACAACTTCATGTATGATATCGAAGGTGTTGAAGCATTTCAATATACAAAGTATGGACCAAATCAACATTATACCTGGCACTGGGATGTAGAGTTTGGTTGGCAGAAATATATAAGAAAGATATCGGCATCTCTTCTTCTCTCTGATCCTTCAGAATATGAAGGAGGAGAGTTAGAGATCGTGAATACCGGAAATCTTGACGACAAGGTTTCGTTTAAGCCAAATAAAGGCGATATCGTATTCTTTGCTTCATGGATGCCGCATCGTGTAGCACCAGTCACTTCTGGTTTTCGTAAAAGTCTTGTAGCATGGGTAATGGGTGAAAGAGAATGTTGAGTTGGAATCCTTTTAAGAAGAAACCTATCATTGAGTTTTATTGTCACAGAGATGATGTAGCCTCATTACCACAACCAAAGCCTGCGGCCAAATACATTCCAGAATGGTATAAGAAAATCCCACCGCTGATCACAGACGGCAGAGATGATCGCGATTGGTCAGGATCTCATAGTTTTACTGCAAAAAAATGCATGCCTATGATTGATGCCATGTCATTAGGATATGTCATTCCTCTTGTAGGTGACATGACTGTCAGATCAAATCATGATTGCAGTACGATCGAGGTGACAGCTTCTCCGCAAATGAATGTGTGCGAGTTTCATGACATTCGACAGCTTGGAGAAAAAACGGCCCCTGGTTTTCCAGCGCCTCCTCTCAAGTTTGTCAATCCATGGATCGTAAAGACCGCTCCAGGTTGGTCTACGCTTTTTATAGCACCTATTAATAACTTTGAAAGCCACTTTACTTGTTTGTCAGGATTGGTCGATACTGATACGTATCCAAAAGAAGTGAATTTCCCTGCAATCTGGCATACTCCAAATGCTGATGTGCTTTTACCAGCTGGCACACCATTAGTTATTGCAATTCCAATTAAGCGTGATGCAGTTCCATCGAAACCTACTATTAGGGATATGAAAGAAGATGAGCATCGACGAATTAATATTATATCGAAGATGCAAAATACACGAAGAAGCGTATACACGAAAGAATTGAGGGCGCCAAGAAAATGAAAGACATCTTTTCCTTCTTAAAACCAAAGAAAGATATTCAATTCGTAGACACCAAAAGGTTGACTTACCACAACTTTTCTGTTGAACGTGCTGTCGATGTTCCAACTAACACTCGCAAAGTTCAGCAAGACAAGTATGGTAAGCATCTTATGCCGATATGCCCAGGAATTTCAGACTATGCTCAGTTTGGATATATCATTCCTGCATGGGTAGATATTCATATTATGGCAAATAAAGCCGGCACTTCTTGGTATCTTGGAGATAGAGGCGCTCGAGGAGATCGTGGATTTGACAACGGTGTGAAGATGGATGAAAAGTTTGTAGAAGGAGCATTTACTCCGGTTGGAATCAATCCCACGACCATTTTATTTCCTTCTCCATGGAAAATTTTTGCTCAAAAAAACATTAGCGCGATGTTAATGCCGGCATTCTATCATTCTACCTTTCTTGAAGATTTATATGTGACTCCCGGTTTGGTAGACTATAAAAACTTTCGCACTGTAAATTTTATTTGCATGCCAAAAAGAGAATGTAATGTTCATATCAAAGCTGGAGAACCTTTACTGCACGTGATTCCTTTCTTGAATAAAGATATCACCGCTTCTGTTGGTCCAGCTACAAATGAGATGATAGATAAAACTAATAATCTAATTCCTGGGGACGATAAGCAATATTATCGCAAGTTCATGGGAGTCAAAAAGAAATTTAATATGCAAAAAGAAGAGATTAAACAATGAATATTTTTGTTTCAGTATGCTCGTACCAAGATCCTTTACTTCCTCATACCATTAAGAGTATGATGCAAACTAAGTCAAATAGAAACAACGTTGTCTATTCGATTTTTGAACAAACGCGCTACGAAGATTCTTTGGCGTGCACAGAACCTGTACTCGTAAGTAGAGACGACGTGATCTATAAAAGAATCGATCCTGAATATTCTGATGGTTGTGTTTGGGCAAGATACATCAATATGTTAAACCTGACAACAGAATATGATTTCATCTATCAAGTTGACTCGCACATGTTACATGATATGAATTGGGATCGTGCTCTGATTGAAGATTATAAGAGAGCGATGGATATAGCTGGAACAAACAAAGTAATCATCACTGGATCATGCAAAGCATTTTCAATCGAAGAAGTAGATGGAGAGATTAAAACTTATCCTAGACAAGATGAACTTGGTGCTTGTCAAGTAAAGTACTACACCATTGATCCTCATAATTTTATTCCGGATGTTCACGGCGATCAAATTCCACCGACTGATATGCCGCAGCCAGCATTTCATATTATGGCAGGAAACTTCTTTACGCATACAGATTGGATTGATGAAGTTGGTTTAGATCCAAAGATCTTCTTTATAGGAGAAGAAATCATGATGACGATGATGTCATATGCTGCTGGATATAAGATGTTTCATCACAGTAAGATAGTATCATACCATCTCGAAAACACCGGAAATTGGCATACGAAGACTCCTCCTGAAGACGCGAAAGCCGCCCGAAGAAGAGAAATACTTGCTGAAATAGGAATATGGAGATGGAAGCAATATCTCGAAACATGTAGAGAAGATCTTCTTGTTCAGTTTCATGAAGAATTCGGAGTTGACTTTATTAATCTCAACATCGAAGATCGAGCAAGGACTTATAGTCTTGATATTCTTCCGGGTAAAGTTGATGTCCTTGCTCTTTCGAAGAAGCCAAAGAAGAAAGTCAAAATGCCAAAGGCTCTTTTTATGAGTGAAGATGAAGAATGATAGTATGTTCTCTTCCACGTTGTGGAGCTACTCGTTTTTGCTTGGATCTCCAAGAGAAAACTGATTTGCCATTCGTGGGAGAGTTGCATGCTGTTCATATCAATGATGATAGGAAAATGCGAACGCATGAAACTAATCATCAAATGAATTTTACATCTGATTCGTTTGCCGAGTTATTACAAGATCATAGTAAGAATATCGTTCTAATAAATCAACATTCCTATCTTTTGGCTCCATATGCTGATGCGTTTATACTTCGAAGAAATATGAGAGATGCCTCGCTTAGCTTGGCAAACTATATGTTGAAAGCATATCCAGGAATTAAAGCGGCTGCGCTCAAATTTAACATTGCTTTGATGCACAACGATCATACTGCCATGATGGCATATTTAAATAAATATGAGAAAGAAGTGGTGTGGTACGAAGATTACTATAGCATTTCTGGAACAAAAACACCTCTCCTTGATGCACATATCGGAAGAGATTCCATTCTAAAAGAGATCGATACTTACTATGGATCAGCAGTTTGATAAAAGGTATGTACTCACTGCGATACAGTTAATAGGTCCATTTGTCATGATATGGGCGTTGATGCAATATGCTACTCTGGCATGGGTAGCAGCATCGATGATCATGCTCTTTTTGATGAGAATCATCGGCGGTTCGATATTCTACCATCGCATTCTTTGCCATCATACTCATAGCGCGAATAGAGTAACAGAGTTAGTAGGCACTACGCTCGGATTCTATGGATCCTTTATTCCGCCATTAGACTTTTGCATGATACACTTCAATCATCATAAGTATGCTGATACCAACTTAGATCCTCATTGTCATAGTACTCGAGGCTGGAGAACGATGTTTCCCATTTTATGGAACGTTGATCAACAAATCGATTTCCGTGCAGTTGTTCGGCTTCGAAAAAATAAGATAGTCAATCTATTTTCTGAGAAATATTGGTTGATGATATCTTTGCCGCTCTTGTTGTTGCTCATATCTCCTCAAGCGTTTTTATTCTTGTTCCTTATTCCGTGCACTCTGTCAATATGGTCAGCAGCCATATCTACGATGAATCACGACGAAAACGGGGCGAAGAACATGGGGTTTTGGTATGGGATCATAAGTGGCGCTGAACACATGCATAAGAATCACCACAATGACATATCCAATGAAGGTTGGATAAATACAATCACAGATATAATAGCTACAAAGAGAGTTAAGACATGAATCTTGTCACGATCACTATAACCGATTTATCAGAAGTTGATTTCGATGGATTGTACGAAAAAGCGAGAGACGCTATCGATGCTAGTTGGCCGAGTTCTTCAAATTATACTAATGAAGAAAGAAAGCAAGCGATGATTGCTCTTATAACCAGTGGTCTTAATAATGAATGGCCAGGATTAAATATGCACGGCCCTGAAGATATCTATGTCTTAGCTAAACAAGTAGATCTTGATACAAACACAGATGTGGGATTAGTTTCCGGATTTGTTCTTCCGGATGGAACTTTTGATGGAAGACATTCTATGAGTGCTCCAGATGAAAATGGTTCAAGAAACTGGCTGTATTCTGAACAATTTAGACAAGCTCGAAATGATTGGTATGCAAGTATTGGTGTAACTAAAACTTTATATAGAAATATTCCTGCAAATTCTGTTATGCACAAATCAGTTCGTATGAGAGAAAATGCTGGTCATTATACTATTTTAGAAGACGTAGAATCAGAATTACTACCAGGATTTCGAAATATTACGGTAGAATTCAATTAATGAAATTTTTATTGAATGTAGGCGCCGAGAAATCTGGTACTACTTGGTTATATGAGTATTTTAAAGAACATCCAGATTTCTATGATATGGGCAAAGAACTCAATATCATTCAAAGAGATGATTTAGTTCCAGTTCTGGAAAGTGTGGAAGAGTATAGAAAAGACATAGAGCATTTTTTTCGGACAGTTTCTAATATAAATCAGGTCACTGGTGATTTTACACACTATGAAGGATCGAGCGAGAACGTCTTTCGAATTATTAAAAATGGTTTATTAAAATACGATATCGAAGTTGTGCCAGTTTATATTATGCGAGATCCTATTCAAAGAAGTTGGTCTGCATGGAATATGCTTGGCGGAGGCAAGATTCCAAATAAATCATTTGCTTCGCAGTTTGTCATGACTAATTTTATATCATGCAAATACAAGGAAACGATAGAAGCATTAGACAATGTTTTCTCCAATCCTTTATACTTCTTCTACGAGGATTTTTTTACTCAAACCAATATCGATAAGATATGTGATGAACTAGAAATTTCTCGATATCCGGCAGAATGCGATAGTAGAGTCAATGCTTCTTCCTATAAGAAAATGCCAAACAGCTTCTTAAATGCTTTTGGTAAGTCTTTAAAGAATAAAGAAGCCGCTAATTATGTTTTTGAAAGATTTGAAAATGTACCCTGGAAACTCGAAGATTATTCGTAGATCTACTCTCGATGAAGATATTCGCTTAAGATTGCTTGAAGGTTTAAATAGACCTACACAAATACACTACTTCGATCGTAACTCTCCTACGAATAAAACGGATGAAGCCGTGCTTGAGTTTCTCGATAGAGAACAGTTTAACTGCAACAAAACCCATATCGAATATTGGTATCAGGTGCGAGAAGTTTCAGGAAATCTATGTCCACACGTAGATTTTAATGAAAAGCTTCGACATAAAATAAATGCTGGAGAAAAGTTAAAACCCGAAGAACAGATGTCTCCGATTACTATTGCATGCTACTTAGAAGCAACCGATCTTATAGGCGGAGAATTCTGTATTTCAGAAAGAAGTTGGCTTGACTATGAAAGAGAGATTACTCCTCCATCAGCTTTGAAAGAAGAACTACTGAAATACACGTACGAGTCTTTTGAACCTACTGAAGGTGCAGTCTTATATTTCGAAGGAAGTCGATACTACCATTGGATTAATGAAGTCAAGAGCGGATATCGTAAAAGCATACTCATCAACTTCTGGAATGATGATAGTCTTAAGTCCACTTAGTCCCATCTTTTGAGCTATACTTAGTTTCAGGGTCGTATGCGGCGAAGTCTTCATAGCGAGGATCTCCGGGTTCTGCACGCTTGCCGATACTATACTCACCAATATGATTGACGATGTTGTTTCCTTCTTCAGTCTTTACCTTGCACGTCTGCATACCGAGTTGCTGCAATGATTTCGCTACGACATACTCGCTCAAGTTCTTCTCTCCTACAGATTCGGCATGAGGAAGATCTACTATCGCCCGAGGAAAAACGCTTGCCAAACTCCAAAAATATGCCGCAGAAAGTTCTCCACGATACTTTCCGAGTGTAATGTCTGTTTCATAAGCCTGAGTTTCCTCTTCAAAGTCATACCATTTCTGACGTGTTAAACATACCTGAGAAACGTTTTTATAGTCATGTAAGATTTGAGTCATATCAAGCATCTTGATTGGGACGTTGAACGTGACGTCATCTTCAGACAGATACACGTAGTCATAATCTCGTTCTCTGAGGATTTCAAAAGTCTTATTCCATACGTGTGGTAAACCCATGTTCTGTTGATGTAAAATGATCTCAGTGAAACCAAAATTCTTGGCCAGTTCAAACATCGTACCATCATGACGACCTTTTGGCATATCATCAATAAAGATGCCTTCAACTTGGCACCCACTAAAGTCTAACATATCTCTCTGTGATTTCAAAGTAGGAATCAAATACTCGAGTCGATTCGTCGACCAAATGATCTTACATACCTTCATGAGAATCTCTCCGTGTCAAAGAAGAATGTCTGGAACAATCTTCCGTCATATAAGTTTTTACCGAAGTAGTCGAGGCTGGCGTGAAACAGATCTCCACGATAAAGAATAAGTCGATTGTACTTGTTACCAATCGAGTCTACTTTATCCCATTTGGTGTAGTCGTATCCTTCATGAATGTTCTCATGAGAACGCCATTCTCCTGATTCTTTATGCTTATACATGGCAGTGCCACTCGATAGTGGTGCATCAGGAGTCAAATAGCATACTCCTGCCCACATACTCGTATGATCGCAATGAATCCATGTACGATCTTGTGCGGTGGCATATTGAAAAGCTCCAGTATAACCAGAGTCTTCGTACCAATTGGTAATGTTACCAGCAAAATTCATCCAATACTGAATGCATGCTTTGACATCGTCTGTAAGAAAGGAGCGAGTTCGTTTGCCAGGATAGTTGCCTGTTACATCAAACTCTTGGGCCAAAGCATAGGCTCTGACGGCATCTGGATTGGTATAAAAGTTATCGATGATCATCAAGTCTAAATTCATAATATTTCAAGTCCTCATGGTGTACTGGTTGTATTTATAATGCTTATAAATAGCCAGACACATAAATATAATAAAGAGGTATTCGATGGCTACTCCTACTACAAAAGCAACATTTAAAGAGTACTGCCTTCGTAAGCTTGGCAAACCGGTAATTGAGATCAACGTAGATGATGATCAAGTAGATGATCGCGTCGACGAAGCCTTACGTTACTGGTATGACTATCACTTCGATGGTTCAGAAAGAGTATACTATAAGCATGCTATCACATCGACCGATGTAGAGAACAAGTATATTACTCTTCCAGAAAATATTATCGGTGCAGTCAGTATCTTCTCGATGGGAGATCCATCGATTCGCTCTGACGACCTCTTTAATATTCGCTATCAGATTGCTCTGAATGATCTTTACACTCTGACTAACGTATCGCTTGTTCCTTACTACATGGTCATGGAACATCTTTCCCTTATGACTGAGCTTCTTGTTGGTAAGCAACCGATTCGTTATTCAAGACATAAAGATCGACTATACGTTGACATGGACTGGAACACTGTTGCTATCGGTGAATTCTTACTCGTAGAAGCCTACGAAGTCGTGGATCCAGAAACATGGACAGACGCTTACAATGATCGTTGGCTTCAGAACTATGCTACGACTTTGATCAAAGAACAGTGGGGCTCGAATCTTACTAAGTTTACTGGAATGTCTTTACCCGGTGGAGTACAGTTTAACGGAGAGAAAATCTATGATGACGCTGTTGCCGAAAGAAGAAAACTCGAAGACGAGATGATTTCTTCTTATTCTCTTCCGGTTCTCGATATGATTGGATAATACATGTCGACGAATTTCTATTTCAACAATTTTACAAATAGTCAAGAGCAGGTCTTAATCGAGGATCTGGTTCTCGAGTCTATTAAAATATACGGTCATGATGTGTTCTATTGTCCTCGAACACTGATAGCAAAAGACGACGTATATGAAGAAGATGCTGTATCACAGTACAACAGTTCTTACTTAATTGACATGTATATTCGCAGCTATGAAAGCTACGAAGGAGACGGTCAGTTCCTCTCGAAGTTTGGCCTTGAAATCAGAGATCAGGTAACGTTTACTGTATCTGTCCGTAACTTTATGGACGAGATCGGAAACCTTGAGATGATCGATCGTCCTCAAGAAGGTGATATTATATATCTTCCGATGGCTGATCGCTTGATGTACATCAAGTATGTGAATAAGACTCCAGTCTTCTATCAGATGGGCTCGATTCAGATGTATGATCTTGTTTGTGAGATGTTTGAATATAGCGGTGAAGCACTGAATACTGGAATTGCCGCGATTGATAATATCGAAAGAGATCTCAGCCTTAGCCTCGATCTATACAATATTACGACTTCAGATGGCCTGATTCTTATCACTCAAGATGGAACTCCTATTATTCAGAGTGGATACAGTTTTGAAACTCAATCTGGTGATCCATTCGAAGATAACACAGAATTCGAAACAGAAGGCGATGGACTTCTCGATTGGACGCAAATAGATCCATTTAGTGAGGGGCAAGTATAATGTTTGGAAGAACATGGAATCATGATAGTCTAAGAAAATATATCATCGTATTCGGTACGGTGTTCAATGACATCTATCTCAATCGTTTGAGCGCAACAAATGAAGTGCTTCAGACTTTAAAAGTTCCTTTGACTTATGGTCCAAAAGATAAAGTTCTTGCGAGACTTGATCAAAATCCAGAATTGTTAAACCAAGTTGGTATCGTTCTTCCTCGTATTTCTTTTGAGATGACATCGCTTGAATATGATTCTACTCGTAAACTGAATACTCTGAACAAGTTAACAAAACAATCTGCTACCGCGGGCACAGACGATGAAGTTAAGTATCAGTATCAGCCTGTTCCTTATGATATGCAGTTCGAGATGAACATCTTGGTCAAGAACGCAGAAGACGGCACACGAATCGTAGAACAGATTGTGCCTTACTTTACACCAGATTTTACGGTCAGTGTAAACGTCGTTCCTGAGGTGGATGGACCACGAGATATCCCAATTATCTTAAATAGTATTTCTTCTCAAGATCAATATGAAGGCAACTTTACAGAAAGACGAGTGTTAACATGGACACTTAGCTTTACACTGAAGGGTTATTTGTACGGACCTACGAAGAAATCAAAACTAATTAAACTTGCAGAAACAATCTTTAGACTTCCTGAAGATGTTGCAACAGGTAATACAACCAATACTTCGAACACCATTGTAGTCGCTTCACGACCAGGATTAACAGCAAATGGAACTGCTACTAGCAATGTGGCTGCAAGTATTCCGTACGACGAAATTATAAGTACAGACGACTATGGATTTATCAATACAATTACTGAGAATATCTAATGAGCAATGATCTTGACAAATTTTTAAACATCGCTTCTGGCGATAATCTACCCGCTGTCATCGAAAAGAAGATGAGCACTCAAGTGTCAGCAGACTTTGAGTATGCTCGCGAGAACATGATGGAAGTTATTAATAAGGGGCAAGAAGCACTCTTTGACTTGATGGACGTGGCGAAACAAAGCCAGCATCCTCGAGCATATGAAGTCTTGGCAACCATGATGAGTACGATGGTAGGAGCGAGCAAAGACTTACTTGATCTTCAGGCCAAGAAGAAGAAAATCATGGAAGATGATCCTTCGGCTTCTCCTCAGCAAGTCACAAACAATCTCTTTGTCGGTTCGACTGCCGAGTTACAAAAATATCTGAAGCAGCACAAAGATGGCGAGTGAAAATTACTTAGGTAATCCTCGATTAAAAAGAGCCGACACAAAGGTTGAGTATACTCCTGAGCAAGTTGCCGAGTATATTAAGTGCTCTGAGGATCCTATCTACTTCATCTTAACTTATTGTAAGATTGTTAACATCGACAAGGGTCTGATCATGTTCCCGCTCTGGGAATTCCAGAAAGAAATGATCCTTGCCTTTGAACAGAATCGATTTGTCATCTGTAAGATGCCGCGTCAGGTCGGTAAGACGACTACTGTTGCCGCATATCTGCTTTGGAAAATCGTATTTAACGAAGAATACTCCATTGCTATTCTTGCCAACAAAGACAGGCAAGCTCGAGAAATCCTTGGTCGTATTCAGTTGATGTTCGAGCATCTTCCGAAGTGGCTTCAGATGGGTGTTACAGAATGGAATAAAGGTAACATTAAGCTCGAGAATGGGTCAGAAATCCTTGCTTCTGCTACCTCATCTTCTGCTATTCGTGGTACTTCTCAGAACATGGTCTACCTCGACGAGTTTGCCTTCGTTCCGACCAATATTCAAGACGAGTTCTTTGCATCGGTATATCCTACAATTTCATCTGGTCAGAGTTCAAAGGTTCTAGTCACTTCGACGCCAAACGGTATGAACATGTTTTACCGTATCTGGACAGAGTCAGAAGAAGGTCGCAACGCTTATGCTCGTGTTGACGTTCACTGGTCGCAGATTCCAGGTCGTGATGAGGCATGGAGAGAGCAGACGATCAGTAACACGTCTGAAGAACAATTCAGACAAGAATATGAGTGCGAATTCCTTGGATCTTCGAACACACTGATTCATCCTACTAAACTTCGTAACATGGTTTACAAGCATCCAATTGCATCTGCAGACGGTGGACTCAAGATCTACGAAGAGCCAGAACCAGATACGATCTATGCTATCGTAGTTGATACTTCTCGAGGAGCGGGTGCCGATTATTCTGCTTTCATTGTTGTCAACGTATCAACGATGCCTTATCGACAAGTGGCTACGTATCGAAACAACTTGATATCTCCGATGATATATCCGAATATCATTTACAATGCAGCTATCAAGTATAACGATGCCTTGGTTCTTGTCGAAACAAATGACATCGGTCAACAGGTAGCAGATATTCTTCACTATGATCTTGAGTACGACGGTGTTCTCGTGACTGCTAATAACGGCAGAACAGGGCAGAGTCTGTCAGGTGGATTTGCGACTACGACTCACTATGGTGTAAAGACGACGAAGCAAGTTAAGCGAGTCGGTTGTGCCACTCTCAAGACGCTTGTCGAATCAGACAAGTTTTTGATTTACGATTATGATACCATCTATGAGTTAACACGATTCTCATTGAAGAACAGTTTGAAAGGTAATCAATCTTACGAAGCCGAAGACGGCAACGATGACATGGCCATGTGTTGTGTTCTCTTTGCATGGTTGACTACACAACCATATCTAAAAGAGATTACCAACGTCGACATTCGTATGCAGATCTATGAGCAGAACGAGAAGATGCTCGAACAACAGATGCTTCCATTCGGGCTCATGAGTACAGGAGACGATGAACATGACGAAGAAGTTAATGAGCCTCTCTTCGAAGGCGGACCGAAAGACGATTTCTGGGTTGCCAAAAAACATGGATTCTTTGAAGGAAACTTTTGATATGAAACACGAGTATGATCTCAATATTAGAAAACTTATAAAGCCTATGAAGGTGGCTTTGCGTCATCCTGGAAAAGCTTTGCCTTTCATTGCGCAAGTAGTAAGATACGGCAGCGGACCTTCATTGAAGTACACATATAAAAAGATGCTTGAAACTCGTGTAGGTGGAGAGATGGCATTTAAAAATGAAGAAATATCTGAATACTTTGCCGATCTCGCGAATAGACCTGAAAAATCTGTTGGTCGCGAATCATATAATTATTTCGGCCCTCATCAATTTAACGTGATAAAGGTAAGTCGAAAGAAGGCGAACGACGAGTGGATCGAGGCTAAACATCCTTATAGCTGGATGGCGAGAAGATATCGAGATACTCATGACATATGGCACATTTTAGCCGGCTATCCTACAAGTACTGAAGGAGAGATGTGCACAGTAATGTTTTCTTTTGCACAAACACGATCACTTGGATGGTTAATAATCAGTTTAAGTGCTATGGTGGCAATTCTAAATCATTTGAAACGACCTTCGGATTATTTCACTGTACTTAGAATGGCGTATGAAGCATATCGAAATGGTAAAAGGGCTAAGTTCCTATTGGCCGAAGATTATGATAAACTACTATCTGAAAATTTAGATTCTGCTAGGGAACGATTAAACATTCGCTTACCGAAAGCTTTTGTAAGCAAATCCCCTAATTTTTTGAAGTTATAAATAAAGCAAATGCAACTTATATGACTAACCTTTAAAGGGAGATAACAATGGCGTTTCAAGTCAGCCCAGGAATTAATGTTTCCGAAATTGATCTTACAACTAGTGTTCCAGCGCTTGCGACTACGGTCGGCGGTTTTGGTGGAGTATTTCGTTGGGGACCAGTTGGAAAATTCGTTCTTGTAGATTCAGAAAATACACTCACAAACCGCTTTGGTAAACCGACTTCGGACAACTACGAAACGTTCTATACTGCTGCAAACTTCCTTTCTTATGGAAATGCTTTGTATGTTTCGCGTGCCGCAACTACATCAGGTTTTGCTAATTCATCGACTATCACTCTCGATGCAGACACCTCGCTTGCAGCAAACGGTACAGCACTTGGTGTTGCAGTTGGTACACGTGTACAAGGTGACGGCATTGCCGATGACACCTTCGTTACAGCAGTAACTAACAGCGCTATCACTATCTCAAAAGCGGCTACTACAAGCGCTTCAGCTCTACTTTCATTCATTGCCAACAATCGCACTCTTTCTGCTTATGCTGGTAATACTGCTGCTGTAGTTGCTTCGAACGTAGTAGTAAGAAACTCAGAAGAGTTTGAAAATTACGGCGCAACGAACACCATCTTCACAGGAACCGAGTTCGTTGCTCGCTATCCTGGTGCACTTGGTAACTCTCTCAAGGTTTCGATGTGCGATAGCGCAACGCAGTTTGCCGAAACAGTTACATTCGAAACTAACACAACTTGGGGTTCAACGACAGCAAACACATATGCTCTTGCAGATTTTACAAGTGCTACTATGTCGATCGCTGTAGGTAGCAACACTGCTAACGTTGTATTCGTATGGTCTGCAGACGAATTCTCTGATCGTGTAGCTACTGCTACTGGAGCACAAACAGTTGGTTCGAATGGCGTATCAGCTAACTTCATCTCTCTGACAGCCGCAAATACAGCATTCACAAACGGTGATGCGATATGGTATGCAAGAGGAGCAGCTTCGACTGCAAATAGCATTCAAGGTCTATCTGAAAACACAACATACTTCATTACTGGAGCAAATACAACTGGATTTACTCTATCGTTAACAGCTGGTGGCGCAAACGTTGCTATCTCGAATGGTGCTGCAAACTCAGACGTATACTTCACAAAGCAAACCGCTGGTGGTTTAGGTCTTACGCTTGCACAAGCTCGTCTTGCTGTAACTGCTCTAAGAGATAAGATTACCGTAGGTGATTACATCGAAGTTGGTAACACAGCAGTCGGCAAGCAAAACATGAAGGTAACTTCAGAGGGTGCACAAGCCGACGATGGTACAAATATCTTCTTCAATATCAGTTTCGATTCAACATGGAACAAGTCAACTAACTTCAGCGGCACTTCGCTGAAGCGTCAGTGGGAATACTTTAATGTTGTAGAGTCTGCTCCAGGTGTATCTTCATCGATGACGAATGCTGGTCGTTCTATTGTTGACGAAGTTTCAGTTGTTGTAGTTGACGAAGACGGTCTGATCAGCGGAACACCTGGTCAAGTTCTTGAAATCTACCAAAATCTTTCACGCGCAACAGATGCCAAGAAAGATGACGGTACGGCTAACTATTACAAGACTGCAATCAACGACTTCTCACGTTGGATTTGGGCTACAAACGATCGCGACGGTGCAGCTTCTAATACGCTGTCAAACGTTGCTAATTCTACTAATGCGACAACTTATACCAAGTCGTTCGTACGCGGCGCAGATGGAGCTAACGAAAGCACTGTATCGATGGCAGCTCTTGGTTCAGCATATGATCTCTTTGCTGATGCAAGCACAGTAGATATTTCTCTGCTTCTACAAGGTAAAGCAATCGGTACTAACGATGTTCAGTTAGCTAACTATCTGATCGACAACATTGCAGAAGTTCGTAAGGATTGTGTAGTGTTCGTTTCTCCAGCATACTCTGATGTTGTAGGTATTTCTACAGAAGGCTTACAAGCTCAAAATATCGTAGATTTCAGAAATGCTCTGCGTAATACTTCATATGCATTCCTCGATTCTGGTTATAAGTACCAATACGACAAGTATGCAGACGTATATCGTTATATCCCGCTTAACGGTGATATTGCTGGTTTAACAGCTCGCAGTGATAGCCTAAAGGATCCTTGGTTCTCTCCAGCTGGATTTACTCGTGGTCAAATCAGAAATCTTGTTAAGCTTGCATTCAGCCCTGGAAAAACTGAAAGAGATCTTCTATATAAGAATGATGTCAATCCAGTTGTGACATTCCCAGGTCAAGGCACAGTACTTTACGGAGATAAGACTCTCTTAGGTCGTGCAAGTGCATTCGATCGTATTAACGTACGTCGTCTGTTCATCGTTCTTGAAAAAGCGATCGCTACAGCTTCAAACTCTACTCTGTTCGAATTCAATGACGAATTCACAAGATCACAGTTTGTTAATCTAGTTGAGCCATATCTTCGCGACGTTCAAGGTCGTCGTGGAATCTTTGACTTCCGTGTGGTTTGCGACGAGACGAATAATACTGCTGAAGTAATTGATAGCAACCGCTTTGTTGGAGATATCTACATCAAGCCTGCTAAGTCGATCAACTTCATCCAGCTAAACTTCGTCGCCGTAAGATCTGGTGTCGAGTTCAATGAAATCGCTGGCCAGTTCTAATAAATAAGATAAACCTAGGAGGAAAGTAAATGGCTTTTAATATCAATGAAATGAGAAGCCAACTAGCTTTTGGCGGTGCAAGACAAAACCTGTTCCAAGTGGATATTTTTAATCCTGCGAACAGCGCTGGAGATGC